CCCAACAGTGGCAGCAGAGACGTTCAGAGGAACTTGCGAGTTTACCGTAGTCCCAATAGTCACGCTTTCTTCCCAAGCATCCCAGAAGAACTTAGGCGTGGTGCCTGTGTCCTCGTAGAAGGAGATATCGCCGTTGTTGGAAAACACCGCACGTTTAGCAGTATTAGTCTTGTCATAAATGGTGAGGTCTGCGTTGTTTGCCCCGTGATTACCACCTACAAACTCCCACTCATTACCACCAGAACCATTGTTATCTAGCGTTATGCGAACATTAGCTTGGTCATTGCCAGAAACAGTAACAACAGAAGCGGCCCCGCCAGTGTTATCCACAGTCAGCCCATCGCTGGTGATAGTGCCAGTGATGTCAATGTTGTTGTTGATTGAGGTGACACCCTCAACCTTATTGATGATCTCATTCAGTTTGGTGCGGACGCTGCTGCCGCTCTCGCCGTTGGAAATAGTTGCCATCGTTATTCTCCGTCATTCCAATATGCAGTGTCGCGCCAGAAACCAAGGTCATCCCAAAGCCCAGCCGTCAAGATCCAGCTATAAACCGCCGACCTGTATCGGCGAAAGCTGCGTTGTATCTGTATCCCGAGGCTGCGCTGAAGCATTATGTCACCAGTGCAAAGATGCCGCTGGCAGTGGTGCCTGTGGCCTTAACGCGCTTGACGCCGCAGGTTAAAACAAAATTAGACGCAACAGATACCGTCCTGTCGTTGCCGCGCAGGGTCGTTATCACGATGTCGCCGCCGGTCTCGATATACAGGCCCATAGCAATGTTGCTCTTGCCGTTGGCTGGATCTGTTCCCAAGTTATCAGCGCTGTCGTTTGGCGTCACGGGGACCATGTCTGCCGGAAAACCAAGCAGGTTTTCACCGATGCCGCGGAATGGGTTACTCATTGTCGTGTCCTCTAGTTTGCGCCATTATATCCTAAGCGCGTTTGCATTAAAAGGCGCGCAACTTCATGCGAAGCCCTGTGCCGCTATATTTGGCTCTGTCGCTATCAAGATTGATCGCAGACAGCGCCTGCTGATACAGGGCGGCCCACACGCCGAGGCGGCTATCTTCCTGCAGGTAAGGCGCAGAGTGCGCCAGAGAGCCATACAGATACACGTCTGGGAAGTTCTCAAGCAGCCAGTTTGAGGCGTTAGATGTAGACAGCGCCGTCGGCTTCTGCACGTATGTGATGCTGGCCGTGAACGCCTCGGACGGCGTCGGATACAGCTCAATCTTACCGCCGTTGATAGCGTAGAAGCGCGGTGCGCCGGCAGTGTTATTCGACGCAAAGCGGCGCTCGTCCATCTCAGCCAGCGGGATCAGCTCCAGCTCCTGCGGTCCCTCGCCAGTCGCGTTTACGATCTTCACGGTTTCAAGCCAGCCGGATGGCAGGTCAACGAACTGCGCGTCAAGCGTGATGCTGGTGCGCACATCCATGCGCCAGTGGCGGATGTCGCGGTTGAAGCTGCTCTCCGCCAACGAAATAAACGTCGGGATTGCCGACGCAAGGTCTTGTCTGTTGAGAAAGTCAGCGACGGCCGACTTTAGCTCTGTGTAGGTGGTGATGCTCACAGCCGACCTGCCCTTGTCCTAAACACTCTGTTGTCGGGGTCGTTCAGCCATTTCTTCATGGCGGCCGGATCGTCGGCAATCCCCTGACGTTTCAGCTCATAATACACTGAAAGCGGGATAGATGCCACCTTGTTGACATCGCCCCACTTGTCGGGCGTGTCGTTGGCCGCGCGCTTGTTTGCGTCGGCGATCTTCTCGATCTCTTGCACCGTCTCGATGACGTATTCCCCGTTGTCCTTGACGTGCCAGTATTTCGTGATGCCCTGCTGGGCGTCTTGGCTGAATAGGCGCTTTTTCATAGTCCCCTCCGAAAGTGATTGGGGCGGCCGAAGCCGCCCCGCTCGTCATTACGACGTGGTCAGGTCGAAGATGCCGCCGTGGGCCTTCTCGGTGCCAACCTCGAGGCCGGCTTCCACCAGCATCATCGCCTTGGTTGCGTCGCCGGTTTTCGCCAGATCCACTTTCTGGATCGGACGCAGGTAGGCAACCGCCGCGTATTCGGGGTCAAGCAGGAACGCGTCGCGCTCACGCTGGAAGCGGTTAGGCACAACGGTCAGGGTGCCGAAATCCGACAGGTAAACGTCGGCCGCGCCAATGATGGTGGTGGGGCCATCCGACGGCGCCATGTAGCGCTGTGCGGCGATGCCAGCAAAACCCGAAACTTGGGTCTTGTTGAACGGGCCAACCATCAGGATCGACGGGTTGCCGCCCGAGGTGTAGGCAGCCTGCATGGCGGCTTTCAGCATGGTTTCGGTGAAATCACGCTGGGTGCCGTCGGTGCGAGCGCTCGAGCCGTCGCCGGTGGGCGATGCGCCGCCAGTGCCGAAGTTGTCGTTGGTCGCGATCCACGCGCCCAGACCTGCGGTCTCACGAGCGGTGGAGCTGTTGCCGGCAACTTTGGCGTTGTTCAGGCACAGAGTTGCTTCCAAGTCGCGCTTCAGCTCACGGCCACGCTTTGCGATCTGGTAGGCAACCTCGTCGTTGCGGCCAGCCAGATCTTGAGCGGCCAAGTTGTCAGCGATGACCATGGTGCGACGCAGGATCTGCACATAGTTGCCGACGCGAGTGGTTGCCGCGGTGGCGTCGAACGACGCAACGTCGTCACCGTCGATGACGGCGGTGGTGCTGACGGCTGCCAGATCGTCGGTCTGCCATTCAAAGTAGGTGTTGCTGACGTTTTTCGAGCCGATGTTCGACTGCAGCGGCACCTCTTCGGGCGAGATGTTGTTGATGACATTCGCCAGTTCTTCGCGAATGCCTTTCGCCGAGAACGACGTGAAGGTGTTGGTTACGATAGCCATTTAAGTGTCCTCACAAGAGAGTTTTGATTGCGGCCGCCGCATCTTTGAGACGGCCAGTTCTCTGCAACTGCTGTTGCGCTTGGGCGCGTGCCGATTTCGGTTTGGCTTGCGAGCCGCGAGATCCAGCGCGCAAGGTCTTTGCCTTGGACGCCTTCGGTTTTGCTTTTGCGTCGGACGCCTTCTTGGTGCCGGTTTCGTAAAGCATGGCCTTCCTCGCTACCTTGACGAGAGTTGCATTGGTCAAGCCGGCAATGTCATCCTCGGTAAACCCCTCATTGAGTAGGTATTCGCGGATCTTTCCGGCCTCTGTCTGCGCCACCTTCGTATCACGCCACTCGGGGATGATCTCGGGCAGCACTTGGCGCTGCTGTTCAACGTATTGCACCCGCATCTGCTCAGCTCGCTGCTGCTGCAGTTGTGCGAGGCGCTGTTGCTCAGCATTAACGGCTTCCAGCTGGGCTTGTCGTTGCTCCTGCTGCTTTCGCCATTGGCGCTCTGCTCTCGCCGCCATCTGGGGGTCTGTGTCATACAGGGTGTCCCAGTCGGGTTCTTGCTCTGCCGCCATCTCAATGCGCTGGCGCAGGGCCGGCAACAGTTGAGCATATTGGGCACGCTCACGCTCAATCTCGGATTGCTCGGCCTCGAAGCCTTTGCGCAGCTCGGCGAGTTCCTGAGTTTTGCGTGTGTAATCTCGCTGGCGTAGGTGGCCGCGCTTCAGCTCCTCAACCGTAATCTCTTCTCCGTCGACCTCAACTGTGGCCGACATCAGATCGAAGGATTGGTCTTCGTCGCCGTCGTCTTCGTCCAACTCGTCATCGAGTTCGTCCTCGGCGTATTCATCCTCGGACATTTCGGCTTCCAGCTGTTGATCGTCTTCGATCTCTTCGCCTTCGGCCTCTAGCGCATCAGTAGCTTCCGCAGTGTCCTCTTGGGGTGCGAGCATTGCTCTGATTGCATCTTGAGCGCTATACAGGTCAGTCCCCTGTGGGTTGTTGACGTCTGCCATCTCAAATCCTCTATATTATGCGGTCATTTCCCTCGTTTTTCAATGGCCGCATTATCTGCCATTGCACGCAGCGCCTGCTGAACCAGCTCAACGCCGCGCAGTTTCATGTAGACAGCCTCTCGGGCGCCACTATCGCTGGTGTTCGTAGCCTTGAACTCCTCCCAGCAATCCTGCTCGATCTCAGCCAAGAAACGCTTGAGATCTGTGTCTTCGAGGAGGCGTTTTGCCGCCTCCCCGTCGTCAATTACCTGCTGCTTAGTTTTCACGCGCAGCCTCCTTAATCACGTCAGCCTGTGCCTTCATCACCTCGCGGTCGATCGCCAGCTTGGCGCGGATCTGCTCGACGTTGAGCTGCGTGCCATACTTTGCCTTCATCTCCTCCGCCTTGACGTAGAGGTCGGCCTCCAGCTTGTCGCGCTCGCGGTCGTCGATCATCTGCGCCTTCTGCAGCTCCAGATCTAGCTCGGCCGCCTTCTTCTGGATGTCGGCTTGGATCTGCTGGATCTGCACTTGGATCAGCTGCTCGTTGATGTCGGGCTTGTCTGCGTCAGGCGGCGGCTGGAACTGCGCGGGGTCGTTCCAGAACTGCGACGCATCCTTGAAGCCAGCCAGCTCGGTCATTGCCTTCAGCGTGTTCGCCAGCTTCGACATATCGGTCAGCGGGTTCTGCTGGCCCATAGTCGCCATGGCCTCTTTCTGCATCTCGCCGATCTGGCGCAGCATTATCATGCGCTCCTGATCGGTGCCGCGGCCGAGGCCGACGTTAATCACGACGTCCATGTTGGTGTTCCAGACGCGCGGGTCGATCGGCACAAAGGCGTTCGACAGGCGCACCATGCGCTCGCGGTCCTGATGCGTCGTCACGAGCTGCAGGATCAGCTTATACAGGCGCTTCATGCCGGTCTCGGCAAAGATGCGCGCGATCAGCTCGATGTGCTGCTGAGCGGCGCTCACAGTGGCCTGCACGGCCGATGCGGTGCTTGACTGCAGTGCGCCAGCATCCAAGCCTGCAGACGCCTTGGAGATGCCTGTGCGGGCCTCTTTGACCTCGTCCATGTATTGCAGCACCGGAAACGCCTGCTGGCCAACAAAAGGCATGGTCATCGGCTGCACTTGACCAGCCGCGCGCTGGCGGATGATGGCGCCGGTCTCGGTGTTCATCACGTCGTCGACGTTCACCATGCCCTCAACGATAGCGACGCGGGGGTGGATCGACATGGCCAAGCTGTCCAGCGTGTTGCGCATGATCGAAGACTTGATG